CATCATGTCGAACGTCGCCGTGCGGCGGACGCGCCCGGGTGCACGCTTCTCGCGGAAATCGGAGAGCTGCGTCGTGTCGATGCTCGACCGCTCGAAGTTGATCGCGATGTTTCGGACGGGGAACGTTCCTGCCGAGCTGCTCTGGAAGTTGAGCGTAACTGCGCCGCCGTAGCCTGCGATGAGTGCCATATCAATCCTCCTGGACGAGCAGCGTCATGCTCATCGTCCCGATTCGTTCTGCATCTTGCTGGCCATCGTCCGGAGTTTCCGTGGTGAACGCCACCGCAAAAGATCCGAGTGAGACCGAGCAATCGTTTGTCGTGTCGTTGATTGGTCCAGAGTTAAACAACGAAAGAACCGAGTCGACCATTTGCGTTACTTGTTCGACGGTGTCCGCAACTGCGGCGACCTCTAGTTCGACCGTCCAATGCTGAAGTCCAATCGGACCAGCCATGCGCATATCGCACGTCGCGCTGTTGATTTCGTAAACCAAGCAAGGTGTCGCAGTTCCGGCGTTGCGCATGCCTACGGAAATTGGGTAACCAGATCCATCAATCGCTACTTTTACCGCTCGGCAAATGTTCTCAAGAGACATTTCGACCTCCAAGAACCTGCTTTGCCTCAGCAAGCACCGATGCAGAGATGTCGTTCATAATTGCCTGAAAGTTAGCGGCAATGAATCGAGTTGACCTTTTTGATCCTGCAATCATGTGACCGGATCCAGCTGCTTTTGACCGTTCAATTGTTTCGCGCTTTTGACCTTGGTAGGTCGCGACATCCGCCCATTGCTCACGAGCAGCTGCGTACATCTCTTTCATGGCTTTGGACCGAGCACGCTTGGCCTCAAACTTTCCACCCTTGATGGTGGAGAATATTTCCTTGCGCTTGGCTTGGATCCACGAACGACGCTCACGGACTGCTTCGCGAAGATGCGTCGGCGCGTTGGAGTACACGTTTGATGAACCGTGCGAACGGAATCCGTGCTCCAGCAGATGCCAGATACGTTGCCGCCCCTTGGCACCCTTTCCGCCCTTGGCTCCGTACACGACGCCGACCTCGGCGATGATCGGGCTACCAGGTGTCTTGCCGTTGCGCCGCACGTCGACTTTTGTCGCCTTGGCGATGGCCTTTCGATGCGGTGACTTGCCGCGGTACATAGCAGAAAGCCAAAGAGCTTGGAGTTTGTTTCTGACCGTGCCAAGTGCCTTTCGGGCGCCCTTCTTGCGGACACGCTCGCCGAGCGAAACCGACAACATCGCCAGCGTCTTGCGTACTTCCTTGTCGTCGACGTAAACCTTGACGTTGGTGGTTGTGTTCATGGCACCACCTCCGTCGCTTCGATCTCTAGGCGCCGCCGGCGCTGGTCCCGGTCCCAACAAGCCCGCACGTTGAACGTGCGCTCCGTGCCGTGGTCGTTCCACAGCAGCCGGCTACGGGTGTTCACGGACGGATGGAAGCTCGCGAGGATGCGCCAATCCGTGCGGATTGCCGGGCCTCGATCATCCATCGTTTCGTTGGTCGACGCGACCTCGATATGGCAATGCAGCACCGCCACGTTGACCCATGACTCCGACGCCTGGCCAAAGTCATCGACCGTGCGCACGGGGTTCTGCGCCGTCATGGCGAGGCGCAGCATTCCTGATGGGACGTGTCCAGGCATCAGCCAATGCCCTTCCCCATCATGCCGCAGATCCGGTCCCAGTAGTCGCTTGGGAGCGCCACCGTGTCATCTCCGCGGCTTGCGACGTGCTGCGTCACGCGCTGGAGGAGCGCCATTTCAAGTAGCGGGTTGAGCGTGTTCGTGCCAGCGGTCACCGTCAGCACCGCCGGGTAGGCCAGCGAGTCCGCCATCGTCGCGTACTGGATGCCGTTGATGGTCACCAGCGTCGCTGATCCGGTCGCCCCATCATCGTCCAAGTAGGTCACCGCCGTGACCGGCTGGCGCTCCAGGCGCACCAGCAGCTGGTCGTTCGTCGGTTCCGACGCCACATACTGCGTCCGCGTGACCGGATCGACGCACCAGCCGGTGCGTTCCTCCAGCTCGCGCTTGGCCGCTTCCCACGCAATTTGGATGGCCGGATCGTCCTCATTGGAGGAGAGCCGGGCCCAGTTGCGGAACTTGGAGATATCAATCGCCACGGACTACCTCGCAGCCAGGTGGCGCTCCCGAAGGAGCGCCACCTGTGCCGATGAGAGGATGAGGATCAGGCGTTCGTGATGTTGAGCTGCACCAGCGACTTGACGCGGGTGAAATCGCTGTTGGCAAACATCATGCCCTGGAAGATCACGCGGGCCGAGGACATCGCCGTGATCTCGTCGCGGATCATGCCGATGCCGCCCCACTCGCGGATGGCGAAGCCGTCCGAGATGTTGCCGAGCACGGCCAGGCAGTTCTTGCCCGTCGTGCCGGTGGAGATGTGCACCGGGAGGTACTCGGTCACGTAGACCGGGAGACCCATCAGGGTGAAGCCAGCGCCAGCCTGGCCGACAGCGTCGGCGCTCGGGATGAAGAGCGGGACGTTGTTGACCGTCAGCGTCGCGATGGTCGCATACACGTCCTGCGGGATGATCCACGCCGAGGAGCCCCAGTACGCAGCGGGGAGCTTCTCGTAGCGCATCTCGCGCAGCTTGGCGAGCGTGACCTTTGCGATTGCCAAGGCACGGGTCGTTCCGGTTGACGTGTCCGTGACCTGGTTGGTGCTGGTGTTGACCGTGAAGATGCCCTTCGGCGCGTTCGTGCCGGTGCCGCCGATGTAACCCCATTCGAGGTTCTTCGAGAGCTGCCGCTGGAGGTTGTCCATCACCTCCGCCTCGACGTCGAAGTTTGCCTGGCGCATCAGCTGCTGCGACACCTGCGTGTAGGGCAGGCACGGCACCGGAGCCAGCGGCACCTCGGCGAACCCGGGGTCGATGCTGGTCCGGGCGGTCGAAGCGGTGTCCGGCTGGGTCCACGCCGAGGTGTAGTCGGCGGTTGCCAGGGTGTTGTAGCGCAGGGTTGCGTAGCCCTGAATGCCGGTGCGGAGGTCAGCCAGGTTCCGGATGACGCTCTGCGCCATCATGTACTTCAGGATCCCGTCCTCGTACAGCTTGGGGATGAGGATGCTGGAGCTTGAATCCGTCTTGAGCTCACGCTGCTCGGGCGCACGGCCACCCTTGATCCAGCCGAGGAACTGCTCGCGGTACTCGCCGCTGGAGCGCCACTCCTCGGTCTGCTCGCGCTTTTCGGCAACGACCTTCTGCGTGATCGCGTGGGACGCGAAACGCTCGCGGAGCGCCGCGGCGCTGCGCTTCTCGTTCAGGTCCTTGAGCTCGTTCAACAGCTCGTCGGCGCGGGCCTCGGCCTCGGCGCTGATCTGGTCAGAGGCGAGAATGGAATTGACTTCGGTCTCGATGGCCTTGCGGCGCTCAATGATTTCCTGCTGCTTCACGTGAGGGTCCTCAATCGCAGACGCAACCGAGCGAGGCTCGGCGAATGAGTGCGAGCCTCGGCGCTGGTCTGCGGATAAGCGCCGTTTTCGACAATGGAAACCTCGCGGAGATCCACCTCCGTGAGGGTGCGCTCCGAGCCCATCCAGGCGTCGGAGCGAACAAAGAAACCAAACGACATCTCCGAAAGCACGCCAGCCTCGACCAGAGCGCGAACGTCCTTGGCCTTCTGCGTGTCCGGAAGATTGACCTCGAACGCGAGGCCTTTGGAGTCGGAGCGGAGCTGAAGCAGCCCGCTCTTGGTGTTGGCGAGGAGCTCGCGCCGATCGTGCCCGATCAGGAGCGAGACGTTGGCAGCGAGCGAACGGTCAAAGGCGCCGGGCGCGACGCGCTCGACGAACGGCTTGCCGTTGTTGACGCCGCGCACCGTGAGCGGGAGGCTCGGCGCGTTGTAGACGCTGGCATAACCGGCAAGCTTGTTGCCGCTGCGCTCGAAAGTCGCGGTGCGAAGCTCAAACATTTTCATCCCCCACGTTGTCAGGACCGGACGCCGCGCTGGCGCCGCCAGGCATGGAGACCGTCGGCGTGTCCAAGCCGGCCACCGGAGCCAGCCCGAGGTAGTGGCGAGCGTCGTTCGGCGACATGACGCCAGCTAGGACGAGCTTCGAGAACGCCATGCCCGCGTCGCGGAGGTTGCCGCGGACGATCGCCGTCGTGTCGATCCGCACAAACTCGCCGGGGCGGCAGAGCTTCCGCGTGAGCTCCGACTCCCACGCGGAAGCCCACGCCGCAATCGCGCCATCGGCATATGCGCGGGCGACTTCGCTTTGACTCGAAAGTGCGAGTGCGCCTCCGCCCTG